AACAGGAGTTACAGTTGTTAATGCCGGAACCGGATATACTAATGGAACATTCACAAATATTGCACTTGAAACTGAGACTGGATACGGTCAAGGAGCAATTGCTAATGTTGTAGTAACCGGAAACACCATCAACAGCGTTACAATTACTAGTGCTGGATTTGGATATCAGGTTGGCGATTCTCTGCTTGTTCCAGAACTCGGACAAAACGTTGGATTTGGTGGAAGAGTGGTTGTTTCAACTATCGCATCAAATAATGCTTTCGTTCTCGATAAGGTTCAAGGAACGTTTAATGTTGGTTTGACAACATTACGTTATATTACTTCTGCTGGAATTACAACGATCGTTGGTGCTGGAGTTACAATTAAATCGATTACTGAAGATCAGTATTTTGATGGTCGTCACATGAAGGTCTATCATGCAAATCACATGATGCACTCACCAGAGAATTATGTTCAAATTGATCAATTTAGACCTCTTCAGTCTGAAGTATCTACAACTCTTTCTGCAAATGTTACTGCCGCAGAGTCCACAACAATTTCGATTGCTTCAACAACTGGATTTAGTCAGTTTGAAGGATTAGCAGTATCAGCAGCAAATCCCGGATATGTACTTATTGGTAATGAAGTCATCAAGTATACTACAGTTGGTGGTGGGCAACTTAGTGGAATCACCAGAGGTCCATCAGTTGATGGTTCACAGGCACAATCCTATGTTATTGGAAACCCAGTTTACAAGTATGAGTTTAATGGCATATCAATTCGCAGAATCAATAAGATTCACAACTTTGCTGAAGTTAGTGCGAATCACCCAATTGAACTGAATAGTTACCACATTAAGATTGACACAAGCGACACAGATTATGATGGTGTTGGTATTGGTTCGGATCGTCCAGATCTATATTGGACACAATCCATTCAGTCTGGAAGATCTGGAACTGTACTCACAAACAACGTCCAGTATGAGATGCTTATACCAAACGTTGCTAATATTGTTCCTGCTAAGACAGATCTGACTACAAGACTCCGCACATTCAGCGCAACTAGCGTTAGTGGAGAAGAGAAGTCATTTGAAGATCAAGGATTTGTTGATATTTCCTTAACAGATCCAACATACTTTGCGAAACCAAGACTCCTCTGCTCAAGAGTGAATGAGGAGAGATTCATTACCAATTCTCCCGGAAATCGCTCTCTGGCTATGGAATTCCTACTGGAGACTTCTGATGATAGAGTTTCACCTGTAATTGATACAATTCAGGTCTCAACAATTCTTACATCAAACCTCGTAAATGCTCCTCTTGGAATCGGTGCGGAAGCAACATATGCTGATGATGATACAGTAAGGTCAATTGATAAGGATAAGCACGCAGCAATCTACGTTTCAAAACCTGTTAGATTGAAGCTTCCTGCAAACTCACTCAAGGTTCTCCTTACAGCAAGCAGAAGCATTCCAAATGACGTTCGTGTTCTGTATCAACTGTTCAGAGATGATGCTCCAAACGCAGCACAAAACTTTGAACTGTTTCCTGGTTATGCAAACTATGAAGTCGATGGATCTGGTATTAAGAGAGTTGTAGATGCATCTAGAAATGATGGATCACAAGACTCCAGAATTATCCAATCATCCGATAGATCATTCAAAGATTATGAATACTCAGTTGATGATCTGCCCGACTTTAATGGTTTCGCAATCAAGATTGTCATGGCAGCAGACAATCAGGCACAACCACCAATTCTCAAGGATCTCAGAGCAATCGCAACAATCAAACCATCGGTGTGATAAATGGACTACATCAAGGTAAAAGATAAAGACCACCTTCTTCGGGATTCACATTCAAATGGTATTGTGAATTCCGATATTGAGGGATATAATAAATATATTGCTGCATACAAGAAAAAATATGCGGAAGCCAAAAAGATAAAAAACATGGAGGATGAAATTTCCACCATAAAATCTGATTTGGGTGAAATTAAGGATCTTTTGAGGAGAATTGTAAGCGATGGAACTTGTTGATATTAATTTTGATTCTATTAGTAATGCCTTTGAATATGAAAAGATTTCTAGGAGTATAGATAGTATTAGTGATATTGAAACTCTTAGAATAATCGCAAAAAATGCAGTTAAGCTGTATCTTGCACAACAAGAGTTGCTAAGTCAAAATCCTCTTCACCACTTACTTTCTCCCGACGTAGAAGAATAATGGCACAACCATCTACCAGACAAGAACTAGTCGATTACTGCAAAAGAAAGCTAGGAGCACCTGTTCTAGAGATCAACGTTGCTGATGAGCAAATTGACGATTTGGTAGATGATGCCATTCAATTCTTTCAAGAGAGGCACTTTGATGGTGTCTCTCAAGCATTTTTAAAATATCAAATCACTCAGGATGATATTGATCGTGGTAAGTCAAAGGTTGGAATTGTAACAACCACAGTCAACCACAACGTTGGTTTAACCACAGCATTCAATTTCACAGAAACTGGAAACTATCTTCAAATCCCACCTGATGTTATTGGAGTAACAAAGTGTTTCCACTTTGATGGAACTAACACTATTACAAATAACATGTTTAGTGTTAAATATCAGTTATTCCTGAATGATGTTTATTACTGGGGAGCAATTGAACTTCTTTCCTATGCGATGACAAAAACATATCTTGAGGATATTAATTTCTTACTTACAACCCAGAAGCAGATTAGGTTCAATAAGAGAATGGATAGACTCTATCTTGATATTGATTGGGGTTCTGTGACGGCAGGAAATTTTCTTGTGTTTGATACTTATAAAGTTCTGGATCCAAATGACTATGCTAGGGTCTGGAACGATTCATTCTTAAAACCATATCTAACAGCACTAATTAAGCGCCAGTGGGGACAAAATCTCATCAAGTTCCAAGGAGTAAAACTTCCTGGTGGTGTTGAACTTAATGGTCGTCAACTATATGATGATGGACAGAGAGAGATTGATATGATTATGGATAAGATGTCCAGCACATATGAACTTCCACCCCTAGATATGATTGGTTGATATTATGCTTAATCCATTTTTTCTTCAAGGGTCTTCAGGAGAGCAGGGACTTATACAAGACCTCATTAACGAACAGTTGAAAATATATGGGGTGGATGTTCACTATCTTCCCAGACAGTATGTAACGAAAAATACTATTATTGAGGAGGTTATTGAGTCCAAGTTCAATAATGCCTACCCAATAGAAGCATATGTAAGTAACTTTGATGGATATGGGGATAATACCCAAATTCTCTCAAAATTTGGCATTCAAGCAACAAACGAAATTGTTCTTGTCATCTCCAAAGAGAGATATGAGTCTTATATTGCCCCACTCATCAAGGATGCTCCAAATATTCAACTAGCATCCAGACCAAAAGAGGGTGATTTGATCTATTTCCCACTTGGAGATAGATTGTTTGAGATTAAATTTGTAGAGCACGAAAAGCCATTCTATCAACTCAAAAAGAATTATGTCTATGAGTTGAGATGTGAACTCTTCAGATACCAAGATGAAGTTATTGACACTTCACTTGAAGAAATTGATGATAATGTGGTGGCAGCAGGATTTATTCAGACTCTCAAACTTATTGGTATTGGCACAACAGCAACTGCTACAGCAAGTTATGTGAATGGGGGTATTCAATTCTTCACAGTCAATAATCGCGGTCATGATTATAAAAATCCCCCAACAGTCGCAATATCATCCTCACCAACTGGGGGAATAAAGGCAGTTGGTATTGCGACGTTGATTGAAGGTCTAATTGATTGTGATGGTGTAGCAACTGATAAGGTTCAGGGAATTGAAGTTGTTAATGCAGGTTCTGGATATTCGATGACAAAACCTCCAGCTGTGGTTATTCTTGGTGGTGGAGGTGCGGGAGCAGCAGCAACAGCAACTGTGGCAAATGGGACGGTTGGTATAATAACTATTACAAATGGTGGATCTGGATACAACTATCCACCAACAGTCACATTTAGCGCACCGGGTGGAATTGGTATTACCGCTACAGGTGTTGCTTACTTAGATGCTAGTGGAACTGTTGCTGGAATTAGAATATATAATGGTGGTTCTGGATATACCAGCATTCCAACAATTACACTTACCGGACCAAGTGTAAGTGGAGTTGGAACATATACATTTAATGAGGTTGTTGTTGGAAGTAGCAGCAGCACTACGGCACGAGTTAGAAGTTATAATGTAAATACTGGAACTCTTGAGGTTGCTATTATTTCTGGAGAATTTATTGAAGGTGAGCAGATTATAGGGCAGACTTCAAACGCATCGTTCACACTATTCTTCGATAATGGCGGCGACGATTTAACAGATCCATACGCACAGAATAGTGAGTTTGATACTGAGGCAGCGCAAATTATAGATTTCAGCGAAGACAATCCATTTGGGATGCCCTTTTAAATCTGTTAAATAATATTAATAAGAGTAATCTATTATGTTTGAATATTTCTATCACGAAATCTTAAGAAAGACCGTAGTTGCCTTCGGATCTTTGTTTAATGATATTCAAATCAAACATGTGGATACTCAAAACAACACAACGAGTTTCCAGAAAGTTCCAATTGCCTATGGACCAACACAAAAGTTCTTGGCAAGATTGGAACAATCGCCAGATCCAAGCAAACCAATCCAAATTACTCTTCCAAGAATGTCATTTGAGTATGTCAATTTGACATACGACTCCTCAAGAAAGGTTACAAGTACACAGTCATTTCTGTCTGGATTGGTTGAGGATGGTACACAAATAAGAAAAACATTTATGCCAGTTCCATACAATATGGAATTTGAGTTAAGCATTATGACCAAGTTGAATGAGGATATGCTTCAGATTGTTGAGCAAATTCTTCCTTATTTTCAACCAGCATATACTGTAACCCTGGAT